ACCATCGGCAACTTTCATTTTCGGTATAACACGAAAACGTATGCCTAGCGAGTATGCAGTCTCCAGACGACTTTTACCAGACCCCAACTCCCGCACCTCAATGTCATGCGGTGCCAGGTGGTCGCCATAGTGATAATCTTTTTGCTTGAGAATGTCTGCGTAGTGGTCAAGACCAACTCCAGAGCTTTCATAGTAGTCGATGATATTCACCGCACCACCACGAAAGACCTGCGCAAACCAGATAGCTGTACTGTCGTTTATACCCAAATCCCATGCGGTATGCACAGGATAAGCAGGATCATATGGAGTCCTTGTAACCCTTCCACTATCTTCGGCATCAACCAGCAGCTTTGCATAGTAGGCTCCGATAATAGCAGCAGTGAATGAACACTCGTACTCTTGGTCATATTGTTCCGGCGTCATCTGCGCTTGCGCAGCTTCAAGCTCTTCTGCTTTTACAAGATTGCTCTCAGACGCCTTTACAACCTTGTGATACCACTGATCAGAACCATTTGCCGTCTCTGACTTGGCCTGTTCCAATAGATCAAAAAAATGATTATGTCCTGCTGGGGTGCCTAAAAATACAGCCGCACCCTCTCTATCGGATAGTGCCGGTCTGACAACCTCCCCCCACACCCTGGGATTTTGCATGCCAAACTCATCGAATACACATAGATCAAGATAGATACCTCTCAAACTATCTGGATTCTCGGCAGACAAAAGCATCAGCCTGCCACCATTCGGAAAGTCTACACGCAGTTCAGTCTCATTAAAGGATACGCCAGGGATCACAGACGCATAATACTTCACATAATCCCAAGCAATACGCTTGGCCTGCGTAAAGGTAGGCGCAATAAACGCAACCCGTGGCCTGGGTAGCTCACAAGTCAGCGCATACTTTATCAAATGATTGACTGCCCAGACCGTTTTGCCAAAGCGGCGGTGCATCACAAGCACGTTCCAACGCTTTACGCTGGAGTGCATCTCAGCCTGTAACTCTCTAGGCTTGTAAGGTATCTTGACCTGCATCAAGAAAAACTACTTACCAAATTTCTTCATTGCCGCACGATGCGCCGCACTAAACGTCTTTCCAGCACGCATGTCCTTACGCATTGCAGCCATGTGCTTGGCCGTATGATGCTTAGAGTGACGCTTGAGCGCCGCCTGCTGACGAGTAGTTAGCTTTTTCATCATGCCTCCAATAAAAGGATTGGCTTGGACTGCTGTCGAAACACAAAATCTTGCACCGACACCTCAAAAACTAACCAACAACTGGTTTGCAGATTGGGTTAACGTTACAAAACTGGGTACAGCCCAAGCCAAACTGGAATGTCTAAGATTCCTCCCAAACAATTCGTACTGTGCCGTCACTCACCTCTACACCAGCACGGTTCTTCGCATCACCATACTGATCCGGCATGACTTTGCCAACCTTCCAACGCACATGCAAAGCATAATCCCTCAACACATTAGGATCATACTTCTTCTTACCTTGAAGCTGATCCTGATACATAACCTCTACATCCTCTAACGCCTTCTCAGCACTCTGCTGCTGCGCCGTCTTAATAAGATTACTTAAATCAGCATCCTCACCCATCCGCTGATACAGCACCGATCTACTAATTTTTGCCTGCCTACAAGCACTGACAAGGCTGTGGCCGTCCATCACTAACGATGCAACTGCCTCTGCTTTGCTTGGGGTTAGCCTAGCCATGTCTCCTCCGGCTGTGTGTGGGTAATGGTCAAGTAATGTACATACAAAGGTGCCGCGCGTCCCGGGGGCGATGCCTTAGATTTATACCCCCCTACGCCTGCCGTGCCGCAGTGCAGCGCTGTCATTGTGGCGCCGGCATTGCTGCGCGTCTCTGTCCATGCTGTGCGTCTAGTGTGTGGCAAATCCCAACCACAACCATGCCATTCGCTGTGCCGATCGGTTGCCATTGCTTGCCTTGTCATGTGCTGGGAATGCTTTGCTGTGCTGTGCTTTGCAAGAATAATTCTCAAATATCATTTTTCTTGTTGACAGTCTATCCCCTGCCAATGTTAGGGTTCTTTATCACTAGCAATGACAAAGGATCAAAACCAATGAAAATGTTTTCTTCTGCATGTTGCACCCGCGCCGGTTGGCGTCTCTTCCATGTCGAAACACCGGCAGACGATCTTCTGGTATCGGTTGCGCCCGATGCCGATCTTGACGGCATGGTTTCCGGCTTCTGCCATGATGAACAAGAGATGGTTAAAATCACCGGCTGGAATTGCACGTTCCGTCCGCTTTGCCCTGACACTGGCGTTTATCTTGATACCGCCAGCGGCGAATATTTCGATCTGTAGGAAAGGATCAGAAACAATGAAAACCATTCGCATAGGAAAACGCTTTTATGATGATCACTGCGAACGTGACCTAATCGCGCCGACTATCATCCGAGAAACCAAAGCGCATTATTTCATTGACGGCACAGACAATGAAGCACTGCGAGAGCTTTGGAGTGATGCCGAATACTACAAAGACAACCAATGGTTTGAGCCTGAATATTTTGGGCTGTGCCGGTCGGCGTCGGCAACATTCGATGCCATTTGCAAACATCTGCAAATCCCCAACCCCAAGCTCTCGGATTACATGCTGCACATATCGCAGACAAAGCACCGTTTGAATATGAGCTAGGCCGAAACATGGCGCGGCATTGTCGCGCTATGTCTGACCGGTGATGCCGGCACTGACGAGGCCCGTCAGACACTAGCAAAAAGGATCAGCAACAATGCAACAAATGACAAAAACACAAATGGCCGTGCTTGCTGGCCGAAGTGTTTATCACGACCTACGCGCTAAGAGTGTGGCCGACGGCATGGCCGCAAGTGAGAGAGTGGTAAAGAAAAGCACCAACACCAAGCTCGGCAAGCGCGTGACCAAGGGCAAGCTGGCAGGCTTTCCTATCTTTACCGTGACACTGGAAGAACGCGCGACGTGCCCACGCTCCTGCATCCATTGGAGCGATTGCTATGGGAACAACATGATGAACGCCACACGCTATGCGGCAGACGATGCACTGGTTCAACAAATAGAAGCCGACCTTGCTTTCTATCAGGACAAATATCCGAAAGGCTTTCTTGTGCGTCTGCATGTGCTTGGTGACTTCTTTTCCGTTGCATACGTCGCGCAATGGGCAAAATGGCTTGGCATGTTTCCGGCGCTGCATGTTTACGGATACACGGCAAACCAGCCAGACGCTACAGACAGCCAAGAGCGTGCCATCGGGCAGGCTTTGCTTACCTTGCGCAATGAATGCGGCATGCGCTTTGCTGTACGGTTCTCTGGCTCTTACAGCCAAGAGTTTGCGGCACTGTCATATGACGACGCTAGAGCCGTTGCGCTTGTCACAGAGAAACAGGCTTTCAAATGCCCGACACAAATCAGCAAGGCTACTGGCAAGCTAGCCAAGAAGGGCGAAGAGACACTAGCGCCAGACTGCGGCGCATGTGGATTGTGCTGGCAGGCGTCAAAGCCTGTTGTCTTTATCACTCACTAAGAAAGGATCAGGAACAATGACGGAATATATCATCATGGCTAATGACGGTTTTGGGTGGCGCTACTGCAAATCCGACGACGAATTCGGATGCACAAGCGAGATTGGCGACGCATTGCGCTACACCATCGAAGAAGGCGCAGAAGCCTTTGCAGAAGAGTTTGCAGAGCTTTACGAGGTCGAAACCAAGGTCGTCGAGGTGGTGGCATGATCAGGATAATCATTGGCACCATAACCGCGCTAAGCGTTGGCCTATTGCTGGCTTTCCTGGCGCTGAATATAGCTACAGGCTGCGCACTGGTGAATGATTGGTCGCACCCTTACTGCATCACACCATTAGACCTAATGAGGGGGCAATAATCATGTGGATTGTATTCTATACAGAGAGGCGCGGCACTGGTGAGCCGTGCCATGAATGGGCACCGAACGTCTATCTCTATGACCATTGGGAAGTCTGCGAGACAGAGACAGAGGCACGTCAACGCTGGAACGAGCTAATGAACCGCGACACAACACACGGCGCGGGCATTGGCCCAATCGAAATGGGCACCGGTCACTGGTGCTAACAGAGAAAAGGCAGGGGGAAAGGATCAGCAAACCCCCTGCCTTCACTAGCAAGGGAAACATAGCATGACAGCAGAAGAATTCAAAGCTGAAAGGCAGCGTCTGGGTTTATCACAGAACGCAATGGCAAAGCGTATCGGTGTAAGCCTGCACGCTGTTTACTACTACGAAAGCGGCAAGCGAAAGGTGCCGGAACCTGTAGCACTGTTGCTAGATTCACAGCGCATTTATCACAGACTACTAGCAGAGAAAGGGTCAGAGGCATGAAGGCAACGACGTTTGGCAGACCGCGCACAGAAGCTGGAAAGCTGGCAGCAAAAATGCAGATAGGTGAGTCGGTGCTTTTCGATACAGACGAAGAGGCGTTGCGCTTCAAGGATTGCGTGCGCTGGTATCACGGCAACCGCAGTGTAAGCGTCAACAAGGTGCCAAGGATTGGCTGGCGAGTATCACGCAAAAAGTAAAAGAGAGAGGGGCGAAAGCCCCTCTTAGTTTAGGGAGGAAAATCGTCTAGCAATGCTGCGCGGCAATGATGCTTAGCAATGCTCCAAAGCCATGCCTTTTTTATATAAATAAAAGGAAAGCATGAAGCATTGCGCTGCTTACTAGGCAATGCCACCGTTTGCTGCACGGCAAATGCTAAGAAGAAATCTTAAATATCATGGATCGTGTTGACACGCAACCCTCAGAACGGGATAGCCTCGCGCACAATGTAAAACCAGGTTGGCAAGGAAACGAGAACCGTTGCGTCACTGCCAGTAAACTCAGGATTTACGCTGGAGAGAAACAGGCGGCAGGTTGGCTCTTGCCTGTCATACTTAACGATCAGACAAGGCGACAGCTTGTGCAGGGCAGCAGAGTCCACAGCTTGCGCCCACATGGCGTCAGAGCCGCCCACAGGGCCTTTGGCGTAGCGTTTACATTCGATAGACCAGTAAGGGATCAAAATGTCAGCGCCGCCCTTCTCTTGATATTGAGAAAGATTGCGCCGCACGTTCTCATAGCCAAGATGGTCTTTGATTTCGTTCACGCACCAGCGCTCGAACGCAGAGCCTTTGTTGCGCTGCATCTTGCTCACTGCAACGCACCCTGCCCATCAATGTCTGTCTCAGAGAAAGGTTCAGGCTCTTGATAGTCGCCAGTGCCGTTACACTCCCAGCAAATGTCAGGCACAACGTCACCCTCATCCCAGTTTGATGCTACACGCACCCAGCCAGAGCCGTTACATTCCTCGCATTTTTTCGGCAAAAAAGTCATTTGGTTTTACCTCGCCATTACTAGCCAGAAAGATGCGCCGCATGGTCTCCGAGGATGGGAACCTGCTGCCGTCAAGAATCCGGCAAATAGTAGACCTTGAAAAGTTACACTGATAAGCGAACTTGGCCTGGCTGATCTTATTTGCTTTTAGATATTCAGATAACGTCATTCTTTTTTTCTACATTGTTGTTGCCATAGAGTCAATTCTGTGTAAATACTGTTGACAGTTGACACGATAACACACGATAAGGCATGAAATGACACAGGAAACACCAGAGTATAGAAAAGAGTTTGGCGCTGCACACGACAGCGCATCAGGCGCAACACAGGACCAATGGGAGTTTGTTCTCAAGCTGTATTGCAGGCACTTGCAAGTGAAGATGCCAATGGCAGCGCGTCCCATGTGTGGCATCGTCGTGCAGGATGGAGCAAACAAAATACTGGGCCTCGACAAGTATCAGCCACTGATCGGCCAGCAAGATGGCTTGGAGCAAACCAAGGCCATTGCAGAGGCCATGCAGCGTTTCAACAAATACAAGCCAAGAGATTGGGATGACGGCAAGGACGCTGAAGAGTTTGAGGCGTTCAAAGACTACATCCCTGACATGATTTTACACGCAGCGGAAGGCGTGCGTGAGCGGTTTAAAGCTGCCAACATGATTGAGGGCGAGTACCAGCGCTGGCACAACGAGCCAAAGATTGATGTGCCGATCATGCTCTATCAAGATTATTCCGGTGGTGGCATCCAGTGTGATCTGAAAGCCAAGCCGCCTCTGCGCAACCCACCAAAAAAAGACGGCACCCGTTCTTGGCGCGTGCCAAAGGTGGAAGGCATCACGCCAACAGCGCAGCAACAAATTCAGCAAGCCGTCTATTACAAAGCCACAGGTGAGCCACCGTCACTGCTGTATGTCAGTGCGTCAGGTTACTACATAGCCGACGCCGATAACTGTGACTTGCTCAAACCAGAGGCTTTGGATCGGGCATATGCTGAAGCAGTGCGGTCATGGCAGATCAGTCAGAATCTGTTGAAAGCCGCAAACGGATTATGGCGCACCCTGGCTGGCCTCGTGCAGCCAGACTTCAACGAAATCGCAAGGCGTCATGGCCCATCAATCGTAGACGTAGCCAACCAGTTATGGAGGTTCTAATGGCTAATAAAGCAGGTCGCCCCAAGGCGAAAGTAAGCATCACGTTTTCTGAGGAAGAACTTGAGGGGGTCGTCACGGCTCTGGAGTTTAACCTTGGTGTTGGCGTCAATGATCTTGGTGAGATGATGGATCAAAACGAGGTCAAGCACCTGCGCATCATCGCCAATGAAATGCTGTTGTACACAAGATTGCGCGAAATCCGCGACAGCAAGTATGGAGATGGCAAATGATTGAACCAACCCCTGTCTACAGGCTGGTGCGTAGGGATGACCCTGCAACCAGCCATGACGCCGCAGAGAGCATCGACGCGACGGCCTTGGAAAGCGTAGTAGCCGATGCAATCTGGGAGTTTGGTGCAGCAGGTGCGATTGCTGATGAGGTCTGCAATGCCCTGCCGCATCATGCTTATAACAGCATCACGCCACGTTTCAAGCCCCTGAAGGACAAAGGCATCATCATCACTGATGGTAGCAGGCGCAAAGCCAAGTCAGGGCGCGGCCAGATGGTCATGTGGCATAAGGAGTTTTACCATGAACAGTGAACCTGTCGATATCGGCACACCTTATGTCACCCGCGAGGACATGCAGGACAGCATCAACGAATTGTATGTGCGCGTGGATCACCTGCAACGCACGGTAGACAAGAACAACGAGAAGGTAGCTGACATGGAGAAGGCTTTGGCCCTGTTTGTGGAGCTCATCTCTGATAAACTTGGCATCGAAAAAGGAGCAGAGAAATGACAAGCGTTTGGGAAACTCTGTCACATATTGATGTCAACCAACACACCGAAAAGAAAGGCAACCTGACCTATCTAAGTTGGGCTTGGGCATGGGGCAAGGTTAAAGAAACTTACCCACAAGCAACCTATGAGAAGAAGATATGGTCAACAGAACTACCCTACACCCAAGACGATCAGGGGTTTGCGTATGTGCAAGTCTCTGTGGAGATAGAAGAGCAATCTTTGTCTGAGGTGATGCCGGTGCTGGATAACAGAAACCAGCCTGTTAAAAACCCTACTAGCTTTCAGGTAAACACCTCTTTGCAGAGGTGCCTTGCCAAATGTTGTGCCATGCACGGCTTGGGACACTACATCTATGCTGGAGAGGATTTGCCGCCAGATGAAGACGGCTTGCCACAGAAGCAACCTGTGCCGCAAAAGGAACCTGTTGTCGTCCACGAACATATTCTCAGCCTGTTGGATGTAGCTCGTAATTCTTTGGATCAATACGATCTGAAGGCATTAGATCACTGGATGGAGGCAGAGTTCACACAAAGATGGATGGATGTAGCTAAAAGAAATCACCCAGAAATCCATCAAGAAGTAAGGGCTGCATGTGTAGCCAGAAAAAAGAAACTTGAGAAAGAGGAAAAAGAAAAAAATGGCTAGACGCTATGAAACCATCACATACATCAAGCTCTTTGCAAACACTGATGCAAAAGCAAAGGCACAGTATAGCAACGGTAACTGGCAACCTTATTCGTTTGAGTCGAAAGCTCCTGCTGACATCCTGTTCAGAGAGGGCCAGCGCCACCAAGTGTCGATGTTCGTCAACGAGGATAATACTATCTCTATTCGTATCTCAAGAGTTACCGAATACGAGGGTGAGGACAGTATCGCTGACGGCATATCACAAAGGGCCATGAAGCCTATCGGCAACGTAATCAGCGCAAAGCACGCTGCGCCACAAGCAAAAGGAGAGGACGATGACCCAGATATCCCCTTCTAGCGCCATTCTAAGCCCCCGTGAGGCGGCTCTGATACTTTTCGGTACTGACAAGCGCTCCAAGGTACAACACCTGCGTAGCCTGCTTAAAAAGGGCGTTATCAAAGGATACCAGTTTGAGGGCAGGTGGTACATCACTGCAACAGAGATAGAAAGGATCACAGATGGTGGGGCCGACTTTTCTGATTATACCGCGTAACGACGGGGTCACAGTCAGCATTGACGGAGTTCTTAGAACTAAACAAATGGACGCCACACAGATGCTGAACCTCGCGTTGCAATGTCTCAACGCTGGATTGGAGATGAAGAGAAATGAAGAAGCGCAGCAAACAGAAGACACGGAGGAGAAGCCTTCCATTTAACTGCGCCCGATGTCAGAAGGCTTGTGACTATACCCATGACAACTGGGTGTCACTTGCCTCTGGCGAGGATATTTGCTGGGCGTGCTACACCAGCAAGACTAAGTAATTACATCCTACGCTTTGGCTTTTTGCCAGCCTTCTTCATCGCTATGGCTGTAGCAGCCTGCTTCTTCATCTTCGCTGACTTTGGTGGACGCCCCCGCTTGGAGCCGTAAGTTCCTTTTCCCATCGGCATTATGCTTTTCCTTTCTTAGCTTTGTTGCGTTTGGAGATAGCTGCCGCCTTCTTCCTAGCGTCAGCCTTGCTGCTTGCACCCCATGCCCTGAGAGAAAGCAGAAGCCTGGTAGGTTTGCCCTTCGCATCTCGTTCTGGCCCCTTTGCGTTGCCCATGCGTGCAAGAAAACTAGCCCTGCGTGGATTATCGCCACTCTTTACAGGGCGCTTCAAGTTTGCACCTGTAGTCCTTTTGAAAAAGTCCCTGCCCTTCTGGTTCAAGCCACCTTTGGGATTTTGAAACCTTTTAGCTACCATCAGCCAATGCTCTCATACGCTTTACCAACCGCTTGGCGCGATTCGGAACCTGATCGTGCCAGCGGCTGTCTACCATCTCATCTGCCGCCCTGTTCCAATCCCTCGCATCGACACCAGCTTTCATACCCTTGAACTTGGAGAGACGCGGCCTGCCCATATTAAACATCATGTTCGCGATGATTAACTGGCAGTCCTCGGGTAAGTCATCAAAGTCTGGATATAAAACCTGGCACTCGTCCAGCGTCGAGGCAATGTCCAAAGCAAACGCCTGACGCACACGCTCGTCATCCACAGGTGTACCTACAGGTTGCCCATGTTCAGGATCGCCATCAACCACCAGATGCCCAATGCCGAAAGTCGGCAAGCCCAAGTGGTCTAGGTAAATCTCAAACTTGCAGCCTTCGTCTTCTGCAAGCTCTTCTCTAAGCTGGTCCTTGTTCATGCACGCGCTTTCTTCTTCTTGCCCTTGCGCAGCTTGGCAAAGTCGGCGCCGGTGATCTTGTTTCTAGGCGCTGCAACCTGTGCAAGTTTCTTTTGCTTGGGAGAAAGTTTCTTACCAGGCATCATGTTCTCCTTTTACGCTTTGGTTTTTTCAACAAAGACTCAAGCATCTTGGCTTGCCCCGCGTGTGCCTTAGACGCACCGCGCAGCTTCTTGGCAACGGTCTTTACCTTTGCCCTTGTAGCTTTCTTCATCATGCTTTCTTCTTTCTCTTACGCAGCAAGTCAGCGTCTGCCTTCCTCGCCCCACCCTTGCCGGTGGCAAAAGACCGGACACGACCCGCCGCCCATTGATGCGCAGAAACCTTTGGTCTACTGCCCTGAGAATAGTATGCACCCAACCCTCTGGAGTACACCTTACTGAGCGTTGACTTGGATATGCCAGAAGACTTGGAATATTTGTCAATGACGGCTGCTTTGCTCATCCGCGACTCCTCTCCCTGCTGATGCGATCCATCATAGCTTTGGTGAGTTTGCCTTGTTTGTAAAGACGCCGCGTGCGCTTGATCTCTGCCTCACGCTTCTTGGGGTTCTTGGCACCGCGCACATATTTTCTTGGCACGCCGCCTTTTGTCTTGGGAACTTTTGGAAACTTGCGTGTCATTTCTTCAGCCCCTTGATCCCTCTCAAACCAAATGACGCAGCGATACTAGCATACATGGCCCACTGAAACCAATCAGGGGTGGATTCCAACACGGCAAAGCCCTGATCGACATACGGCTGCATAGGCGGGATGAAGCACATGCCTATGATAACTATGAACAAAATCGTCCAGGCTTCGTCTTTCCAGCTATCTTTGCTGGCTTCAGCCATGATCTTTTCCCAGCCAGCCTCATGCGTGGCGGCGACCTTCATCACCTCTGCTTCAGCCTCTGCTTTGGCTACCTTGACTCTAGACTGTGCAGCTTTCTCCTCTGCCTTGCCCTTGAGCCAGCCACCAGCAAGCTCTGTGATGGCGGGTATCAGTGCCTGAATCATTTCTCACTCCCAAGCCACACAGCGAAAGCGCCAGTCATTGCGCCAGTGACGGTGGCCGTCAGCGCTGTGGCCTGTGAAGTCATCGCCTCTGGCGGCAACGAAATGAACCATTCGATCACACGGATATACATGAACGTCATGGTAAACATCATAAAGCGTGGCAAGATTTTCCATGCCAGAAAGCGTTCCATAGTCACATCCATCACTGGCTCTCCTTGATGGCCTCTAGTACATCATACACATTGGGTGGTGGCGGCTGATCTGGGTCCCACTGACACAAATATTCACGCGGCTTCCACTCGCCATACTCAAAGAACAGCGTTTCCTGTGTATTGTGCGCACCCCTAAACACGCAAGCCTCTTGTGTTTTGTTGACCTTCATACATTTCACAAGCCTACACACAGTCATGTCATTCGCCCAATCATTGGCCTTGGCCGAGTGTGACTTGAGAAGCAAGACAAAGGATGTAAGGACGGCCATACCTGCGCCAATCATAATCGTCCAGGCGACAATCTCTACAAACTTTCGACGCTTCTCTCGCTGCTTGTACAAAGTCTCTTGACGTTGTTTGCGGATGGCTGCTTCAGTCTTGATCAAATCATTCCAAGCGGACTGCCCAAGAGTAAGACTAACCCATTGTTTTAATTCATCTCTTTGGGCTTGCGCCTTTCGTTTGGCGGCGAACACTTCCATAGCTTCTTGCTCGACAGATTTGCCAGCAAAAAGTTTGCGAAATATGGGGGGATTTTTGGCTTCGCGTTCTGCTTGGTCTAAATCGCTTAGCGCACCCATCCACCTTCCGATATCGGACATCATGGATTCAACGTCGCGACCTATGGCAAAGCCTTTTTTGATGGTGGCGAAGCTGGCAGAGGCCAGCGCCATTGCGCTTGCGGGATCCATTAGTACACCCTCTCATCTTGTCTCGCTGTATCAGGGAGGCAGTATGATGTGATGGACTTTCCTTGCCCCGAAAGTCGTTTTGCAAAATATACGCAGTCGTCTACCGACCTAAATTTTAATGGCTCACCCTTTACTTTGTTGCCATCCAGAAAAACGTATAGAACGAAAACATGAATTATCTCAATCTTGTAGTCTTCCTTCTGCGATCTAAGACGGCCCCACACCCTCTTGCGATCATACCGTCTTTTGGCTGACGATTAACCTTACGCTTCCTTGGCTGCATCTCTGCTGCTACAGCGCCACCATTCTCCATCTTCTTGGGCTTTTTACTGGCAAAAGTTTTTACATTTGTTGGCTTTCCGCCAACGCCCTGTGCTTTTGCCCTCTTCCTAGATACAGCGCTTTTTATCTGCGACTTTGACATTGACCTCGCCTTTGAGCGAGGCACACATTTAGGATATTTTCTCTTAGATTTTTTAGCGGATTTACGGCCACAAGCTTGGAATTTGCCGTCCTTTTTAGGAGCGCCAATATCAACCCAATCACCCTTCGGGCCTTTTCCAAACCACTCTTTAAGGCTCATTACCTATATCCACCACCACGTTTTTTGTAGGTACGAACGAGCCAAGCATTTGCATAAGCACTTGGATATACATCAAATTTTCGCTTTGCCTCGGCCTTTACACGCGCATAC